AAAATACAAAAGGGTGGATTTTTTCCACCCTTTTTTGTTTATATTTGTTTCTATTATTACTATATTTGTATGGTTAATTAGAAATATTTATGAAAAAATTATTATACATCGCCCCACACCTTTCCACAGGCGGTTTACCACAGTACTTAACTAAAAAAATTGAATTACTTAGAGATTCGTTTGACATATATGTTGTTGAATGGTCTAACCACACTGGTGGCGTGTTGGTTGTACAAAGAGATAAAATAACTTCAATGGTTGCGCCAGATAAATTCTTTACTCTGGAAGAAAATAAAATGCAACTGATTGATATTATTAACCAGGTGTCTCCAGACATTATACACTTGGAAGAAATCCCTGAATATTTCATGGATTTTGACGTTGCAAAAGAAATTTACAAAAAAGATCGTAATTATGTTATCGTAGAAACTTCTCACGATTCATCATATGATGCGACACAAAAGAAATTTTACCCAGACAAATTTATGTTTGTATCTGATTGGCAAATTAAATTATTTGAATCAATTGATATCCCAAAAGTTTTGGTTGAATATCCTATTGAATATAAACAAAGACCAAATAGAGAAAATGCGTTAAGAGATCTTAATTTAGATCCTAATAAAAAACACGTATTACACGTTGGTTTGTTCACGCCAAGAAAAAATCAAAAAGAATTTTTTGAATATGCTAAGTCTTTACCTGATTATGTTTTTCACTCTGTCGGAAATCAAGCTGGTAACTTTGCTCATTACTGGGAACCTTTAATGGTTGATAAACCAAGTAATGTTGTTTGGCACGGTGAAAGAAAAGATGTTGATAGGTTCTATCAAGCAATGGATCTATTCTTATTCACGTCCAGAGGTACTGATAATGATAAAGAAACTATGCCATTGGTTATTCGTGAGGCAATTTCCTGGAACTTACCAATTTTAATTTACAACCTTGGTGTTTATTTGAATTACTTTGATAAATTTGATAACGTAAAGTATTTAGATTTCTCTGATTTTAATAAAAACTGTTCCTTAATTACCGAAGTTCTTGAAAACGGTATAGAGTTTCAACCAAAAACAAAAGAAATTAACAGGGAAAAAGAAGCTATTATAATTTCTACATACCCAACAACAAAAAGCGTATTTGATACAACAGTTGAATGTATTTTAGCTGCTAAAAAAACTGGTAGAAAAGTTATTTTAACCTCACATTTACCAATTTCCCCAGATTTACAGAGTTTAGTTGACTATTGTATATATGACAAAAATAATATTCTAACCAAACACACATTCTACTCACAGAGTAGATACAGCGAAGCTGATTTCTTTGCGTTTGTTAATCTAAGAGGTGAAGGTAATGATATTTATCATGGTCCAACTTGTTACACAAACTATTATAACGGTGCCGCATTAGCAAATGAGTTAGGTATGGAAAAAGTTTATTTCCTTAACTATGATTACGTGCTTAAAAATGATTCGTATTTAGATAACATTTCAAATGTATTGGATACAAAATCTGCTTATTTTGGTGATATGCCAAATAATCCAGAAGGTCATTCTGTTACAACGTTTTTTATGGGTATTAAACCATCATTTTATTTAGATACCGTTGAACCAATTTTTGATGTCCATGGTTACGAGAATTTGAGAACCAAATGGGGTTCGTTCAGTAATGGGTATGAGAATATGATGTATTTTGCTTTTAAAGATAAAATGAATCAGATTGAATTAGTTGGTGAAGAGCAATTTAAAACTGAGGTAGCAACTAATTTCCACCATAGAGATTATTCTAGAGTGGAGTACTTTACAGTATTACCGACAAATATACCAAATTCATTTGCTGTTTACTTCCAAGTATCAAATTCAGTTGATAGTAGAATTGTTAATATCACTATTAATAAAAATGGATCTTTACTTAAAGAAGAGCAAATTACGGTAACAGGTAGAGGTGCTTGGTATAATATGGTTGGTTATAATTTAGATGAAAATGCTGAATATACGGTTGACTATCAATCATTTGATAAAGATACACAGCAGTTTATTGAGAGTAAATTTATAAAGATTGATAATAATTATATCACAAATGTTTTACCGAATAACGGTAATTTTGATTATAAAGGTGATCACAATAGTGTTAATTTATTAACTAACAACGATAGTTCAAAACCTAAAATTAGAATTGTGCATTTAGTTACTGAACCATCAAGTAACCCCAAAGAGTTACGATCAGCGTTTTCTTTAAAAGATTTTGCTAATACTTTTGATAACGTTGAGTACTATCAAAAAGTTAATTTAATCTATAAGGATTTACCACCAGCTGATAATTGCAATAGACCACAGGATGTCGCATCTGAACCAGGATACTTCAAGCTGTCCCCAGGGCACTATGGTTGTTTCTTAGCGCATAAAAATGGTATTACTTTACCAGACAACAACCAATATGATTTTATCTTAGTATTTGAGGGTGATGTTATCATTGACGCACCTTATCAAGAATTATACGATAATCTAATCAGATGGTCACAATTGGCTAAAGAAGAAAACGTGGATATGGTTGGTTTTGGTAACTACTGTGCCGAAAGATATAGTGGTGAACGCGAAGATTTAATGCTTAATTTAAGTATTTTTGCGCCAGCACAATCCTACTTGATTAATAGAGAAAAATTACCTACTTTTGTGGAAAGATTTGAAACTTGTAAATGGGATGCATTTGATTTGTGGATGACCAAGGTTGCTAAATTACATGGTGCTATGGCTAACAAGATCTATACTAAACATTTACCAGGTTATTCTATCGTAGATAGAAAAGATAAAAATAAAGATAACGACTACGCAGCAATTTTTACTAATTAATGTATTTACACGGCCACAAATTAAACACAAAACACCCAGATTTCGATATCGAATGGTATAAATGTGTTTTCAAAGAGATTTGGTTAGATCACGAATACTCAAGATATGGTGTTGAAATTGAAAAAGGTGATGTGGTTGTCGATTGCGGGGCGAATGTTGGTTTTTTTACCAATTACGCCTTAAACCACAGAAAAGCAAAACACGTTTATTCATTTGAATGTGAGGAAACATTTGTTGAGTGTTTAAAAGAAAACACAAATGAAAATGTTACCATAACACAAGCGTTTGTTTCAGATAGGGATGAAGTTGGTCATTATAACATAGAAAAAATGTTACATGATTTTGGTTTAACACACATTGATTTTATTAAAGTGGATATTGAATGGTGGGAATACCCATTATTAATTAACATGTCTAATGAGACGATGAAGAGAGCAAACAAATGGGTAATAGAATTACACAGCATTTACGAAAATTATGATAAAATAATGGACATAATTGAAAAATTCACATTAAATGGGTTTGATATCAATTATGAGCAAGTGCATAAAGAAACAAACCTAGCATTATTATACGTAAAAAAAAGAATATGAAAATTTGCCAAGTACATCCAGGATGCGGAATCCCAGTTCCACCACCTAATTGGGGCGCTGTAGAAAAAATAGTATGGGAGTTTACCCAGAATTTAAGATTATTAGGACATGAGGTTGATATTAAATACGCCAATGAGATTAAACCAGGTGAATATGATGTTGTTCACGTACACATGGCCAATTTATGTCATTTTTTACACGATAGGGGTATACCATACATTTATCAATTACATGATCACCATGCGTACTACTACGGTAAAGGTTCTTACGTGTTTAACCAAAATAACAGAGCTATTCTCGAATCACAGGTTTCTTTGATGCCTGGTAAATTCTTGGTACCTTATTTTGAAACAGAAAAAGCTGTTTATTTTTCACATGGTGTTAATACAGATTTTTATCACCCATCAGATGTTAGGCCAAAAGAACATAAATTATTATGTTTAGCAAATAATGGTTTAGCTGGTATGGATGGTTATGATAGAAAAGGTTTTGGTTTTGCAATCCAAGCCGCAATGTCGAGAAATCTACCAATCACAATTGCTGGACCAAGAAATAACCAGAATTTCTTTAATGAAAACCCATGGGTTAATGGTTACACAAAATTATCAATCGAATGGGAGCCAAATCAAGATGAATTAGTTGATTTGTATCATAGACACACAATCTTCATGCATCCTTCTGAATTAGAAGCTGGGCACCCTAATTTAACGATATTAGAGGCCGCTGCATGTGGTTTACCCATTAACGGGGCCATTGAGATTGAAACTGATTTTAACGGTATGTGGAGAGCACCTAGAAAGGTTACAGACATTGTACGTGGTTTGGACGACATCATCACCAACTACGATACATATCGTGAAAGAGCTATTCAACATGCCGAGTCCTTATCATGGTATAACAGATCAAAAGAATTATTAGAGGTTTACAAACAATACACACAGCGATGAGAATATTAGGGCTTTCAGCTGGATCACATTCTTGTGGTATAAGTTTAATAGAAGATGGTAAAATAATTTTTTCTTTAGAAGAAGAAAGGTGTACAAGGGTAAAAGTTTACAAAGATTTTTACGGTAATTATTTTAGGTACCCAAAACAATCAATTATTGAGGCTATTAATAAATTTAATTTAGACCTAAATTCAGTTGATTACA